AAGGTGTTTCAGTTGGAGATATTGAATAAATAATATCTGCCAAATCTTCTCTTATGCCAACTGTGTCGTATGTTTTATAAACAGCCATTTTTTTCTCCTATTTGGTTGTTGGTTTATAAATATCGCAACAACAAATCAGTAGCATCCTTTGGATTTCCTGTTCGTCTTAGCGATTTAATCTTCTCCAACCTTGACTTATTATTCAAATCTTCTTTAGTTGTTTTAACACCAGACTTAACAAATTTAGATGGCTTCACTTGTTTAGAAACTAAATTAGGTTTAGCTGATTTAGTTTTTTGATAGTTCATTCCATCCATAATCACATCGAAATATCTTGAATCATAAATTCTAGCAACATCCTCATTAGAGAATCCTTTAGAACTTAAATAATTTATAATATTCGATTTAACTGTAGTCCCTTTTATAGGGTCAGCAATCTCAGGATGTTTTAAATGAAGTTTTCTTTGTTCTTCTCTTAATATTTCCTGAAACTGAGATTGTTGATGTTCTCTCAGTTTTTGCTGTGCTTGTTGGATCGTTTGTTTTCTTTTTTGAATCCTACGATCTACTTTAGCAGCTTCAGTTGGATCTTCATCCCAAAGTGCATCAAGCTCTTTAGAATTTAAATCATTGTTAATCTCAGCATTTAAAGTTGCAACTAATGAATTTAAATCATCCATCTTAGTTGAATACTGATTTTTCAAACGATCTTCTTCGGTTTTTAGCTCTCTTTTTTCGATTGCTAACTCCTCAGTTTTTCGTCTGTAGTCGGCATCCTTTTGATAACCTGCTTTTAATTCTTCAAGGTCAACATCAATCTTTTCACCATTAACAATAACTTGGTGTAGATTGGTTTCTTGTTCTTCAATCGCATTTTCATCTATAGATGCGTCTTCTTCTTGTTCTGCAACTTCCAAAGTTTCCTCTGGTTGAGTTTCAGATGTTTGTTCAACCTCAGCTTCAGCTTTTACTTTTGCTTTTGGTTCAACTGGTTCTGCTTCATTAGATGATTCTTTGATAACTCCTTTAGAGTCCATTAAACCTTCAATGTGTTTTGCAGCACCTTGTATTGTTGCATTTGACAACAATGGGTTTGAGTCAGACATAGTCCTCCTGTTTGGTTAAGCTGTCATCAGAATACTTCTTACAAAGTAAGCTGTCGTATGACTTGGCTTTGATTTATTCTAACCGATTGGTTAAAATTTTGTTTGTCGTTGTTGTTTTCTAAAATCTTCTAATTGTTTCTCAGCAAGTTTCCCTGTTTCGATAACAGTTTGAAGATGTTGTTCAACTTTACCAACAACATTATAAGCAATCCAAAGTTTTTCTCTGGTATCGCTTTCTTTAGCACCTGTTTTTTCTAGTAGTGCTTCAGAATAAAGTTTTTTAAGAGATTCAATTGCCTCTACAAAAATTTTATTCTCCAATATCTGTTTGGCCTGGTTGGATCGGTTGATTTCTACCGATCTCTGAGCCTGGTCTTTGGTTTCCATTTAATCCTTGTACCTGTTGGCTAAACATATTAGCAGATTTTTGTGCTTGTTCAATAATTTTTGTATCACTTGCCATCATCATTTTATCTAAATCAGCATCTGCTTTTATTTTAGCTGTATCTAATTGCGTATTATATTTTAAAGCAATATCTTTTATTCTTGTTTCAAAGTCTAATAACATTTGTTTATTTTTTTGTTGAAGTTCTTGATATTGTAATTCCAGATCAGCAAGTTTTCTTTTGTTCTCAGCATCAATTCTAGTGAACTCAATTTTCTCAATTGGAGTTAATGGTGGAGGACTAGGAGGTGGCATCATTTGTTTGCCTACATCAGGATTAACAAAATAACTTTCCACATTTTTAAGACCTGCGTTCTCAATAATTTTAGTTAAAGTGTTATACATATTTTTTAAAGTAACCATTGGCATTTCTTTACCACCTTGTAATTGAAAAGCCTGAAGTTGTCTTTCAAGAATATTGTTTAACATTAAAATTTGTTGTTCTTTTGAACCAGTACCTAATCCTACAACAATACTAATATTAAATTTATCTTTCCATTCAGTAGGTTTAACAGGAATGTATTGATTGTTTAACATGATAACTCTTTCTTTGTCTTGATACTTGACCATCAATTCAAAAATTTTTCTAAATAAATCTTTAACTCCTGTTTCTGCAAATATTCTAGCAATCAATTCTGAACGCATTTGTGTTTGCGTCATTAAAGTATTCACACCAGTTGCAGTTTTTGAATTTAAAGTATCAGCATCTAACCCTTGAGCAGACTTTGTAATACCAGTTCTAGCTTCTCTAACTGTATCTAAATAAGATAACATTGGAAAAGCTTGTTGTGAAATAGGTTGTGATTGTAATGGTTGCATTACTTGGTTTGGTGGTTGTTTAGTTCTAACAACTCCACCAGGTCTAGTGGTTAATAAGTCATCCATATTTACCATACCATCCATGATCGCCACTCTGTTATTGTTTGTTAAATACATATTGTCTAACAGTTGACGCATCACAGTTGATTTCATTAATTGAATATCTTCGACCAATTCAGCTACCGATCTTCCATAAAATCTATGCGGCATTGGAATTGGAGTTACAGTTACAAATGGAATGTTATCACAAGGAATGTTTTCTAAAACCATAGAACCACTATCTCCTGCTGATACAATTCTTCTTAACTCTGCAATTCCATCTTCATCATAATCGTATTTTACATACGACTCATAAATTAAAACTTTTTCTGTAGATTTGTCAGTTGCGTTATCGACTGGGTATTCATCAATATTTCTTTGTCTAACAATCTCCTCAGTATTATAAATATCTTCATCGGATCTAGGTAGGTTTGCAACTTCATCTTCGTCATAACCCATAGCCACAAGGTCTGATCTTGTCATTAAAACTTTGTGAGAAACAAATTCTGCATCTTCAATTGATTTAGCATTTCGATCAATTAAAAATTCTTCTGGTGGTACAGATTCAATTTTTATTTTACCAGTTTTTTTAGTTCGTTTAATTTTACAATTATATAAAACAAAATCTGGAGTTTCTATTTCTGGTATTTCTAATCCTTGAGCTTCGTATTGCTCCATAACTTTTTCAAATTCTTCTTTAGCAAATTCATCCTCTACTTCTTCTTCCTCTATAAATTCTATATCATCCTTAGTATCTTCTAAGGCATCTTTTTCAGCTTTGGATAAATTTTTATAAGTTTCATGTTCAACACTTTCTGACTCATCATAATAAATTTTTAAGAAACCATTCTTTTCAATTAGAGCATCTTTGAAAAAATTATAAAGTAATTGGAAACCATTATTGTCTTTGTAGAAGACATGATTTAAATATGCGGTTGCTTGTTCAGCAAGAGGTACATCTTCACCAGTAACAGGTTCGCAACGAACTACTTTATCACTAGCTGTAAATACTCTTAAAAGATTTGGTAAAATACTTTCAATTGTGTCTGCTACATCAGTAGATACGACTTGAGATCGACCATCAATCTCAGTTCCTAATTTATCTCCTAAATAATATTCTAAAGATTTTCTTCTGGATTGAGATAACTGTCCACCTAAATACCCTAAAGCATTTTCAATTTGATTAGATAATAAACTTCGTAATTTTGGATCTGATATTTCGATTATTTTTTTTGCCATAATTAAACTATATAATTTGTATCAACATAAATTTCTTTTTTCCAGTCTGATCTTTTACCACCGATAAAAGTACATCCATATCTAAACGCATCGGCTGGATGACTGGCGAAGTTGTGGATGGGTCTATTTTTAAAACATTGATTTTTTTCATCCCATTTTTTCTGATAAGCTTTCAATGCTTCAACTCCTTTATGTGTTTTTTCTTTATCAAAATAACATTTTGGCAAAGCCTTTCTTACTGATTCAATCCCATCCTCAATAGAAAGTTTAGGTGCTATATCAAATGATATACCTAATTCCAAAGCTGATTCCAACCTTGATTTTCCGAAAGCTCCTAATTCCCTAACTTTTATATCATGTGGAGCAATATGTCTATCATATTTATAAGGTTTACTTTCTAAAAGATCGGCATAGAAATCCAGACCTTCTCCTGAAGACTCCTCATAATCAATAACTCTAATTTCATCATTGTGTTTTTGAACAAACCAAATTGCTGTTGAATCTTTAAGACCCAAATCCCACCATGTTTCTGTATCTAAATTAGGGTCATAAGGTACATCGGTGATCCTATTATTCTTTTCTAAGTCTTCAATAATCGCACCATAGTATGATCCAGTAATTGCTGCTTGAAAAGAACATTCAAATTCTTGGTCATATAAATCTTCTGACATCATTTGTCTTGCAGAGCTCAATTCTTCTTCATCTAATATTTTAGTTTCACTAGCTTTAAAAACCCCTGTCCACCAATTATTCTGTTCTTTGGCCTCTCTATGAAGTTTATAAAAATAATTTTGTCCTTTAGGTGTGCCAATAAAAATACACCAACCTTTTCGGTCAGCCAAAGCAGGTCTGATAATCTCAGGAAACAATGTAGGAGAAATATTTTGTGTTTCGTCCATGACACATCCATCTAAGAAAATTCCTCTAAGTGCTTGATCGTTCTCAGCCCCTAAAATAGTTATTCTTGAACCATTAGGAAAATCACATCTAAGTTCAGATTCGTTAAATTTTACAAAAGGAATATTTTTAGCAAAGGTTTTTATGTAATCCCAAGCAGTAGATTTACCTTGTTTGAAGGTTGGACTTATAAAAGCATATCTTGGATTAGGTTTGGGGTTTAGCAAAGCATCTTTAATCATGTGATTGATACACATTACAGTCTTGCCTGACCTACGATGTGCAACAATAACATTAAATCGGCTCTTTATAATCTGATTATGCAAAAAATTTTGCAGTTTTCTGGGTGTATATGGAATTACAATTTCGGTCATTTTAAAAACAAACCCCCCACCTAGTGAATTGTTTTCGATAAATTATAATAATCTGTATTAATGCCAAGTTCTTCTACCATGTATTCACTAAAATCTTTAGCTTCATAGAAATCTTCAAAACCTTCGAAGTGAATCATAACAGAATTTGTATTTTCTGAAATAACTACAATAGCATTTATTCTATTTTTATAATCTTTCGACATTGGGGTCTCCTTGTTTATGTATATATACCTCCTAACGTTAATAGCGAAGCAAAAAATTAACAGGAAGGCAAGGTGGTAAATAAAACCCCTATCTTTTTTTTAAGCTTTTTAAAACTCAATTAATAGTAATTACTGATAATCATCCATTATAAGTACATCTTAAAAAGAGAATTAAGGCCTGATCATGTGTTATTCAAGTTGAAATCTTTTTATTTTATTTTTTTGGGCTCTTTATATGATGTGTGGGCAAGTTGTTTGTATAAAAGTTCCATAATATAACAATCTTATTTAAAAGATCATTGAATTATTATTGATTTAATTGAATTATTGTTAATTAATCCTTAGACCATTTAACAATTAGAGGTTTATTATCAGCATTAGACAATTGCAATTTTTGAGCATTATCATTATATTTTGGAAGTAATTTAGAAGCTTTCCACTTAGTTAATGCTACCGCCTCTTTTAATAAATGACTG